CATAACCCTGAGGTCGGCGGATCAAAACCCCCAGGAGGTATTCTTCAATTCGCTAACTTTTTAGAATTTAGTAGTCATATCTTCAAGCGACTTTAAACCAAAGAACCCATTTAACCGGCATGGCGCAGCGGCAGCGCGCGGGGCTCATAACCCCGAGGACACTCGATCGAAACGGGTTGCCGGTATTATTCTTCATCATATTTGCTTTTATATTAGCAAATATGCTGTCTATAAGATATGCGAACAAAACGACTTAAAACAAAATAAATATAGTATATCGGAGAAGGAGTATGTAGTGCCTTATCCGATTGTCTTAGCTCGTTTAGCTCAGTTGGTTAGAGCGTGGGTCTTATGAGCCCAAGGTCGCGGGTTCGAGCCCCGCAACGAGCATTTTCTGCATTATAATTCAAATGCTTATTTTCTGCGTTTATATTATAAACAGTAATACCTAATATTATGTCTACTAACTCTAAGAAGATAAGTTCAAGGTCAAATACAAATCGGTCAAGGGCGCGTAATCCTCTGAAGGGAGGAAAAGGCCGTAAAACGTACAAGAAGATGGTTAAGCGTAGTCGTCGTAGTTATAAGCGCGTAATGCAGCATGGCGGTTGAGGGCAAGCAGCACCTATCGTGTAAATGTTTCATTCTTACGTATAGGCGCTGTAACGTTTTTTTAATATTATTATTTGTATATTGTTGTGACGGTATGTTTTGAAATTGCGAACTCGCGATAAGGCATAATCCTGATGTAAATATATATTATTTAGCTATTATAATAGTATATATTCATAATTATAGAATAATGGGTAAAAAAGATGATGTTCAATACGATCATAGTTGGCGAATTGCACCGGAGAGAGGGCGCAACTGGGCAAGTTCGGATTATATTAAATACACGCACACTTATAAAGAATATCCAACACTTTCGTTACCGATAAAAACTGCTGGTGCATTTAATGACACTCCAAAAATGAAACCAAAAACGAGAATACGAAAATATAAAAGTAGAAAGACAACTAGGCGAAATTATCGCGGAAAACATAGGCAAACATATAAAAATAGAATGTTATTATAAGGATATAATTTATTTTTAATGGCGGATACAACAAATCAAGACTTTCTCCAAAGTATAATTAATAATGCTATAAAGCAAGGTTGGAGGGTAAATGAAACTACGACACTTGATGTACAAGGCGGTTTCCAAACTAATACTAGTCAACAAAATATTTATTTATACCCTCCAACTGATTGTTGTATAAAGGTATCGAAGGTTAATGGCTATGATTATCCGCACATTCATATTTATTATAAATTAGATAGTCAAGATATAAATTATGTTCTTAGTTATGTAGATGGTGAAAAAGTTGTACATGGAACTGGAAAATGGGACCGCGGGGTTATAACCATAAACAATTATACTGCGGATCAAACGGCAACTAATAGATATATTGGAGACTTTTTGAATTTATGTAAATCTTGTGATATTCGTGCTCCTATGCCTAGGCCTATGACTATGCCTAAGCCTAGTGATATAATTGATGGTGGAATTAAAAAGAACAATCCCGTTTCGAAAACCACCACTTTTAAGCCTCGTGCTGTTCAGCTGGGAAAATCTGCAAATGCTCCAATCTTGGTAAAATCCATCATAAAGGCCGGAAAATCAACCCGGCGTCGTCGGTCCAAAACCCGCAGTATAAAACAAAAGAAACGTAAATCTAGGAAAAATCAATCCAGACGCCGTAAAACCACCCGCAAGTAATTTCTTGAAAATCGCACTATTTCTAATAAAATTGAATTGAAATTATTAGAAATACAAACACAAATAAGCAAGTCGTTCCGGTTACGTAGAATCAAATGACTTCCAAAGAGCGTCGATATATCGACGATATTTTTTCAAATGTAAAGGAGGGTCACACCATCAAACTTGACAATAGAGAGAAAACCTTCACAAAAATGGGCGGACTGATCGTTGCATCAGATATAGAATCGTACAACTGGATTAAATCGCAAGTCAGCGAAACATTTTTCAATACTTATGTTGGTCGTCTTGTTTTCGCAAGACCGCGTGGTGAGAGGATCTGAATAAAAATAAAGTTGCCGCGTTTGTTTATTATGTTATAACCAGCTTATTCATTATTGTAAATATTATTTTTTATTTCTAGTGGGGTTTATCGTATTTAGAACCCGATATCGTAGTCATCGTCCATCTTTCCAAGACTAACTTTCTTAACATTATCAACACATGATTGAATCGCCAATTTCGGGATTCCACATTTATCTGTCTCAAGACCGACAGACGCGTTAGCCTTAAACGCCTCTTCAATATCTTCATTATCATCGGTATGTTTATATTCAACAGACTCATATTTCATCATTTCCTCCATATTAATCATTACTTGGAAAGCACTTGTACCATAGTAACCTTCTTGACCACACATAACGTTCGCAGAAATACCACGCATCGGGTCAAGCTCTGCATGTCTTGCAGCCTTCAAGAACATCTCAGGTGTCTCTTCAAATGACGCCTTGGCGATTGGGCCAATATCATCACTATTGATTCCATGCCGAAAGATCGAAATCATCGATGAGGACACAGTCATTCTGTCGCACAGCAAAGACACATGATGATAGTTAATGGGTGAATCATCAAACACCTCTGCAAGTTCATTATAAATCGCCTGTCGAGCAGCTTCAATACCAAATACGCGATACACTTCCTGAATATCGTTGCTAACCGTTCGCGTTGCATCAATATATTCAAGTCCTAATACGTGCAACAAATTGGTACCAGTTGTGTCTAACACCCAGCTTTCCTTTTTAGTATATACTCCTTCAGACTTTGTAAGCGTATTTTTGATCGTTCGAAGCATGACCTTACGGATACCCTTGATTCCGCGAAGAACGACATTATTCATCAACTGATCTTGAAATGACTTAATCATGTAAATGTGGTCAGATTGATCAAGCGGGTTAATCTTATTTGTTTTCTTGGATTGCGTAATATTTTCCATTCTCAGCCGAAATACCAAATTGTCATCATTATAATCGGAAAATGCACACGACACCTCATTACCGTAGCTATTTTTAATCGCGAAATGAATATCGTCCATCGTAAGTTTTTTATCAAGCATCGCTTCAGAATTCATCTTGATGCGAATCACCCATTTTGATTTGTTGCCGTTGGATTCGGGGGCAGCCTCTCCACCACCACCACCGCCCGCTGCGCCCTCTCCCGAAGTAACAAGCGCTGCATCACGAACACACTCATCAATCAATTTTTCGAATTCTTGATATTGCGTCATTACCGCGCGATCTTGCTCAATTAACGTATTCATGTCGTCCGGATCAAAGCATACTTCAACTGACTCTACAACCTCAGCCATCTTCGTATGCTCAATCATAGGAATGAACTCCTGCACCCTTTCTGGCGTGCCCTCATCGTCCTTCTTAAAGTAAATCGTAATCGACGGATTCTTCGGATTTTCGGAAAGAGACAAAATTTCTTCGATACGTGGAACACCGCGAGTGGCGTTTGATTTGGAGGCAATACCTGCAGAATGAAATGTGTTCAGCGTAAGCTGTGTGGTTGGTTCACCAATACTCTGTGCTGAAACCATTCCAACCATTTCACCAGGCGCAACAATAGATTTTTTATACTGCAATATAATCATATTCAACAATATTGTAAGTGCGCTGCGATTGAAACGCTTAATAAGTAACAATTCCTTTGGCGACAGATAATAATAATACATCACCTTGAATAATAGTGTAGGTGGCGCATAATGAATATTTTCCAATTGACGATATGCGTCTGAAACCATATCCATCGCTTCATTTGGTGTAATATCAACCATCGAATTCTGATTGATTTGCTGTTGCGATTGAACATTATTTATGATATGGGTAAACGAAACAGGCATCTGAACATTTTTGTTATCAAGATTTCCAAAGATCCTGTCGATGATCATGTCGCGCATTTCAATCATATAATCAATCAGATCGCGTATTTTACGCATCGTAGATGCCTTCTCTTTCTTCATCTTGGCATAAGCTACTTTTGTAAATGCCGTAATTGAACTCTGTTCGGTATCACTCGAATTGTCCATAGGCATATGAAAGTGGGCGTAGATTTCATCAAGGCTCATCGCAACGAGAGGGAGCGTCTGATTCTCCACCTTGATCGTATCAATACCATCATCACCATATGCAAACTGAATAATTCGCTGTTTTCCGTTGCGCACAGTCATATCATATTCAACCTTGAGATCCTCCATACCCTTAATAAGTCGGCGCTGGATATATCCGGTTTGGGAAGTGTCACGCACCTGAAGACCATTCGCTAATCCAAAATTGAGTGTTTTAGGGATAGTGAGATCATACATCTTGGGGTGGAGTGCGGGGTCCACCATCGTCATTTCAACGATTTCGTCGAGGATTACGTCATTGAGGGTGCGGACCGCGTCGTCACCGTGAGCCACCACGTCGTCGTCATCTACCGACAAACCTAGTAATGATGCGACCATTTTTCCACTTGAACCGCGAATGACAAGAGACGCGAACACGGACGCGGATTGATGAATTTCGGCGTGAATATTCAGACGTGAACACAGAAATGCGACGTCTTCTGTAAGGCGGACATTACTACCGAAATTCAGTTCAAATCCAGTGGATGTCCTAACCACGCGTGGTTCAATATACGCAGTAAGAAGTCCTCTGATATACTCCTTTCCAGCGACATACGCTTCCTCTGGGATTTGGACATTGACCGCCGCACCTGCGCATTTGCCGCGCATAAATTCCGCTTCCGCGTTGAGATTGTCGCTCCCGCTGCCGCCGCTGCTGTAATCACACACATTCTTCGCAACAGGAACGAAGTCACCGACCTTGATTTCTTCCGTGTATTTCTCGCGGAACTGCTGAAGCTCTTCATTCCAAACAAGAAGCGACTTATTCGCGGTGACTGTCACATATCTCCCTGCTTTGGTTTTAATTTCAAACAACTTCTCTCCCGGATCATGACGCGTGACTGCAGAGATTGTTTCCCATGTTATATTTCCATTATAATCCATCGTTACTATTTTAACTGGATGCAACAATTCAAGATATTCCATATTTTTTTCTTCCATATACTGAATTCTAGATACACTTTCACCGTCTAAGTGACTATCGATCCACTCACCAATCTTAACGTACTTTGGTATTTCATTTTCAACAACAACGATTGGTGTCTCCCATGTAACAGACTTAACAGCGGTATCAATCAGACCAATACGACCACCCATCGCATGGAAGAATAGTTCCTCCGGCGACAATCCCGAAATAAACGAACTTTCGATGAAACCGCGCGCCAGAGGCCCATCATCGAACTTGTTGAAGTGTGGCAGCGTTCTGCTATCAAATCCGTATGAAATACGCTTGCCTTCAATCGCCTGTTGTCCAAGACACGAAATCATCTGCGAGATATTCAAGTCGGTTCCTTTCGAACCAGACAGCACCAACCCGACAAACCGGTTTGTTGAATTCAAGCTATTAATACCGATTTTGCCAGCATCGTTGGTTGCCGAATTGAGAATATTCGAAACCTTCGCCTCAAATTCCGCCTCATTTGACTTCCCCGTCTTGTTCTCGAAAATCCCCAGATGGACCTGGTCGATTAAGTTCTTCACATCCGTCTTCTTCTTTGTGATGACATCTATGATTTGCGTATTCGTTGTCTTATTCGCAATAAGATCGCTAATGCCGACACTATACGCATGCGACTTCATGTATTCAGTTATAATATTCTGGAGTCCGTCGATGAAGTCGGCGGCGGCTATATTTCCGAAATCGTTGCAAACACGCTGAATCAACCCCACGCCACCACCACCAAGCACGCTCTTGTCGATTTGACCACGAATCATTCGCCCATTTCGGATTTCAACCACATTATTCGATGTTGCATAATCTTCATTTGGATTCTTCTCACCGAATGCCTTCTTCTTGTACTTCAGCGTAAGTGGTGGCAGAATTTGCGAAAGGACGTCGAAGTTGCTGACATCTTCGCCGCTCTTGAATAGCGTCTCGTTCACACGAGGATATGCCGCCAACAAGTTCATCGCCTCCCTCGGAGTAAATTTGATATTTTCCCGCGTAAATAAATATGATCCAATCAACGAATCTTGAAAGACCCCAATAATTGAACTGTTATTTGCAGGACTAATTAACTGATATGGAACCGCAGCCAAGTGACGCAACTCAATCTCTGATTCGTCATCTTGTGGCATGTGAAGGTTCATTTCATCTCCCGATGAATATCCTCAAGGTTTCCCAGGAGGCCGGACTGTATCATAAGCGCGCTCTGAATGGCTAGTTCATCATCGCACACCAACACCGGTTCAGTCTCTGAGTGCCCTCCATAGTCTAACCCATACGCATATACATACGCATTTTTCGACCGTAGGAAGTAACACTGCTGATTGCCCAATCCTTTACATTATTACCGTTGGGTTCGTCAATTAAACGAGTTCCTCGCAGATGTTTCCATCTGAAAGTGGTAGTAAAGGCTCTAAGGGGTTTCCAGCAACAAGGTGTTTTGCCAAAAGTTGTTTTTTTAAGTTATATATGAAATCAACGGCCATATTTTTACTTTCTTCTAAAGTAATATGAACACCGCCAAAATCAGTTTTTATTTTATTAATATAGACATACCAACCATACTGAACGTTATACCGATTCAAAGGCTTTATCATATCATCAACATTATCTTTGAATGAAGACAACTGAATATCCTTGAAACGAATATATTTTGTATCTCTGTAATGATTAATTAACCCATCGGAGACTCTTTTTCTACTTTCATCTGAATGCGTAAAATCTGATTGTCCTCCAATTTTTAGGTTGTAACCATACGGAAATATACTTTTGTTTGAAATTATGTGATATTTCTCTCGTTCGTTAGCATTTTCAACATCACAATATTCTAAAATAACTATCGTAAAATCGTCCTTACCGTATTTACGAATAGCATTATTCAAATAATGTGATTGATGTTTTTTGGTTGAAAATGCTTCAGATATATGAGTTTTAAACCGCCCAATATGACCATATGGTCGATATTTGTTATGGTTCAATATGTGAGATACTGCTTGGCCTACATAAACCTTATTTGTGGTTTTGTTTTGTATCTTGTAAATCTCACAATATCTTTTTGATGAATCACATAAAATTTCATTTGATAAATATATATTTTTGTGGTGGCACGTCATTATTAATATAATACATATAACTTTAATAACTTTTGACTAGGAGGTAACACGCTTTTCACGCCTCCTGTTTTCGACAGAGATGTTTATCGAAGTCTGCATTATATGGCTTGGTGCAGCCAACATTCATACGAAAGGTATCTCCTTGATACATAATGCGGGCAATATGACACATCATGCTCATGCGATGAAGTGTAGGTTGCCTGTTAAATAGAATTGCGTCACCGTCCATCATATGCCTATGAACGACATCGCCGTTATTCAACATAATATTTGCACGATCAGCATAACGAAGTGATATAGATTCACCGGTCTTTCTTTCCAGAATTTTAGCACCAGGATACTCATCAGGACCAGCTCGAGTCAAACGAAGCAAGAATTTCTTATTGCGGTCATTTACTACAACTGGTTTCGTAATATTTTTCGCAATTTTAAGAGGGATACCCAATTCGCGAATCGATAAGTTTGGATCAGGAGTAATGACTGAACGCGCTGAAAAGTCCACACGTTTTCCCATCAAATTTCCACGAACACGTCCCTGCTTACCATTCAGGCGTTCTTGGATAGATTTGAGGGGTCGACCAGATCTCTGCGCAACTGGTGCATATCCAGGAATATTATTGTTTACCTGGGTTGCGACATAATATTGCAACATCATATGCCAACCGTCAATCACATTTGCCGGTGCGCCTTCGTTCATCTTCTCTTGTAGAGTCGTATTTGCTTTGATAATATTCACAATAATATGAGTAATGTCGTCTTCACTTCTTTGTGAACCGTCCATTTTTACAGACGGGCGAACTGCAGGAGGAGGTATCGCAAGAACCTGACAGACCATCCAATCCGGTCTAGAAAATATTGGACTGAATCCCATAAATTCAACATCTTCGTCGCTGATTCTTCGAAAAATTTTAATTACGATTTCGGGTGTAAGTTTCATGGATAATGAACCGTCTTTATCCGCCTCAGCCGCACTTCCGGCAATCGTCGTTAATGTCGACTCTTCTAAAACACCCTTCACGTTGTCCCATTCTGCGTAAATTTTTCCAAGACCGGCCTTAATTGTAATACGCTTCGGCTGAAGACAACCACAACCAGTTTCTGTATCCTCGCCACAACGCTTAATCTTGCTTGCAAGTCGAAATACTTGCGTCCAACGCTCGTCAGCTGAAAGTGTGAGTAACTGCTTATTTGCAGATTTGCTAATACGCAACGAACTGCATTTGATACACACACATCGCAAAATCTTCACAATCGTTCCAATATATTGATAGTAAAATACTGGTCTAGCCAGTTTTACATGACCGAAATAACCAGGACATTTCATATAATCCAAACCATCGGTTGGACAGATCATTCCGGGGTCAAGAGGACCCATTCTCGGGTCAAATAACCCGCCGATTACGGGTTTATTATTGACATATGTTTCTCTATTTGTAATTTCTGCAACGGATCCTTTTACAATCTCTTCTGGAGACATTATACTAAATTGAATTCCAATAATTTTTGATACATTTGCAGGGTTTTTTGATCTCTGAAAATCGGCCATTTAAACAAATTTGTTAATTTGAAACTAACAAAATAACCTTTCGGTGGTCTTCTTATATAACTATTATAATATTTAGATTGTTTTCAATTTTTTATTTTATCTATTATTTAAATCATAATTAGATAGAATAAATATATTCTGTGAGTTGAAAGTATCGACTTTCAAAGTCGATCAATCTCTGTCCTCTAAAATGAAAAAAATTGAAATGAAATTCATTCAATATTCTAAATGCATGGTCAATTCATTTGGACAACTTAGAAGATTATAATGAGCCCTTTTATTATCAAGAAAACGCCTAAAAGCAAGAATGGAATCTCGCGTTTGAATGCGCTGTTCGCGTCGTCGCTCGAGAAGAAATACAAAAAACATTCAGACGATCCAAATCGTCCTGAACCAGAAACTGACGACGACGACTCCAGCGTATCATCTACCGGTTCTTCCAAGTCCGACAACTCTTCTCATGTCGATTCACAAATCTCACGCCGTACATGGTCTAAATCGTCTAAACCATGCAATCTCATCATACTAGACGAAGAACATTTCACGGGGAAAAGATCAAAGCATGCAGAAACAGCTGTCTCGTCAAAATCGCGTGGAAAATCTTCTATGACGGAAATGGTTGTTGGGAAACTCGCATCAGCTTTGGCGTCGTCTGTTATTTCTGCAGTTGTTGCGGCTGAAAACAAAAAGACTGAATCTCGAAAGCGTCATCGTGATGAAGACGACGATGAAGAGCTTGAGTTGACCGACGATGAAGAAGAATCTGGCGAAGAGAGTGTAGACAGCAGCGACGAAGACAATACCGAAGACAACAGCGAAGAAGAGGAAGACGAAGACAGCGAAGACGATGACAGCGAAGATGATGACAGCGAAGATGACGATGATGAGAGTTACGACGACGATGACAGCGAAAGTGACGACAACAGTAGCGAGGGTCGAGATGAACGAAAACAAAAGCAAATGAAAAAGAAACAAGAAGATATCGAAGCGCGCTGTGCTAAGAATCGTCAAAAACTCAGCGACATCAAAGATGCAATTCAAAAGATGACGGAGATTTCGTCAAGCGATGCGATGACTTCGAACAAGTTCATGAAAAAGCAAATTGAAGACATGAAGAACCAGCAGCGAAACATCGAACTCCAACTTCGCACGGACGAGAAGATGCGTGACAAGATGAATGTCACGGAGTTCAAGACTCTGTTGCGAAAGAAGAATTCTACCAACGATTTGCGCTACTTCCGTCGTCACATGTCACAAGATGAGCAGAAGAAGGTGATTCAGGATTTGAAGAAGATCCACGCAGTCAGCATTATCGAGAAGCCATACCGACTGACTTTGCTTGAAACCGACATTCCTATCGCCTTCAAAGCGATTGCCATGCGAAAGATCAATTCGCTGCGTACTATGGAGCCAGGTTGTGGCGAGTATTACAAGGTGAAGAACTGGGTTGACACCTTCATGAAGATTCCATTCAATCACCGAAAGAACTTGCCTCTTACGATTGAAGATGGACTCCAGAAATGCAGCGAGTTCATGGAAGCATCAAAGGCTACGCTCGATCAGGCAGTATACGGTCTCAACGATGCCAAACTGCAAATCATGCAGATGGTCGGTCAGTGGATCTCAAATCCAGGTGCGATGGGAAGTGCGATTGCAATCCAGGGTCCGATGGGAACTGGAAAGACGTCCCTCGTGAAGGAGGGGATCAGCAAGATTCTTGGCAGAGACTTTGCGTTCATAGCGCTGGGTGGTGCTACAGACAGCAGCTTTCTAGAGGGTCATTCGTATACCTACGAAGGCAGTACTTGGGGTAAGATCGTGGAAATCCTCATACAAAGTGGTTCTATGAACCCGGTCATTTACTTCGACGAGCTCGACAAAATCAGCGAAACTGCTAAAGGCGATGAAATCGTCGGAATTCTGACTCATTTGACCGACACGAGTCAGAATTCTCAATTCCACGATCGCTACTTTGCAGAGATCGACTTTGACTTGAGCAAGTGTCTGTTCATCTTCAGTTACAACGACGAAAGCAAGGTCAACCCGATTCTGCTCGATAGAATGTATCGTATAAATACCGCCGGATACAACAAGAAGGACAAGACGCAAATTGCGCAAAAATACTTGATTCCAAAGATCTGCACACAAGTCGGTTTTCGTGAAGGCGACATCGTCATTCCTGATTCGGTGATCGAGCATATCGTTGAAAGCTACACCGATAAAGAGGAAGGTGTTCGCAACTTGAAGCGTTGCCTTGAAGTCGTTTACCGAAAGCTCAACCTGTATCGTCTCATCAAGCCAGACACACAATTGTTCGAAAAGGAGTTGTCGTTGAAGGTAGCCTTTCCATTTTCGGTTTCGAATGAAGTGATCGACAAACTAATCAAACCCTCTGGCGATGGTAAGCGCCCGAATCTGAGTTTGTATTTGTAAGTATGTGTATGTGTGTGTGTGTGTGTGTGCGTGTGTGTCTGTGTATGTGATATAAATAAAAATAAATAAACCATTATTTTTATTCTATTTTCACATGAAGCATTAATTTTTCATATTCATCGCGTTTAAGTATTACACAGTCGTCATCGTTGGTGTTGGTGTTGGAGGCATCATCATCGTCGATCTTGTCTATACGTATTAAGGGTATCGAACCCGCATTTTCATCGTAAGTAGGAGGTGATGGTTTTATTTTTTTATATACATAATATACACCATTCGCAGTTCCGCATACAATCCAGGTTCCGCATTTTAATGTGATGTATAATGCGGTGCTTGCAATTGCGTCTAATAGAAATAACAATACCATTTTTTCACGTATTATGTAAGATTTACACTATATACATAAAATAAATATGAAAAAAAAACTTACCTAATTACCTATATGTCGTCCCGTCCGTGTCGTCCGCAGCAGCAGCAGCGAGGTTTGGGTTTACTCGTATCCCAACGAGATTGCCGTTTGCGACATCATCTTCTTGGCCGCGTGTGTCTTGTTCCAACGCTCACACACATTTTTGTCGCATGATCCGCTGCGTTTGGTTCCGCTTCGAGCGCGGTTCGAAACTTCCTTGGTGATTTGTTTGCTGACGTGTTGTTTGAAAGCGTCATGTGTGAGCTTGCTGACGCATTCTTCGGGGTCAAGTGAACCTGTGGTGTGATTCGTGTTTTCACACAGCTGAAACGGCTTGAATGGTTGCTTCTTCGCCTTTGACTTTTTCTTTGAAGAGAAGTGCACATGTTTGTCGCGAGTTTGTCCGCCACCCGAAGAAGTCTTGTGTGATGCTTTTGGCGTCTCGTCGCCAACATCGGACTCGTCATGGTCGATCACCAGCTCGTCGTCTTCTTTAGCTGGAAGATTCTGAATCCAGCTGTCGTCCTCGTATTCGCCGCTCGCCGCTGATTCGAGAAGCCATGTGTTGTCGTGGCTCTCATCGTCGTTGTCGTGGTTCAGTCCACCGTGGCGGTACACCATTCCATGGCGAGCCATTTCCTGTGCAACCGCGAATTCTGCTCTGGTTTCTTCGGTTGTGTGCGAATTGACGGTGAAATGCTTGACGATGCTTTGGTTTTGAATTGATCCGTAGATCGAGCAACGAGTCAGCAAGTAGCCTTTGGGGTGTTTCTCGACGTGAACAGACCCAGGCAGTCCGTTACTTACGGAGATGAGCTCGACAGAGAACTCGTAGAGCGCCATCTCGAGTGCTTCGGCGTCGTCTTGTTTGCAGCTCGCGGCATTCTGTGTGAGAGTTGTGAGTTGAGTGTCGATGTTGTCCTGTAATTGGGTGAGAAGGTATTGAATGACGGTGCAATTCCACTTTTGCTGCGCGGTGAGATGTCTCGCAGAGTGCGTGTAGTTCTCCTTCAATTGCTGGATCATGTCCTTGATTGACGATTTCGCCAACGTCATGAGACTGGACTGACCGGCGTAAACAGCCTCGCCCTCGCCGCAGGTGTTTTTGAGTTCATCTGGAATCGTGGAGAGATTTCGAAGGTGGCGAAGCTGCTCACGAAGACGATTGATCATGGTGTTTCGAATGCGCTTGGCGTTGATGAGCGCCTTTCTCGTTTGTTCGAATTGTTGAAGTGCGAGGTACGTTTGGCTGATCAAGTCGCTGTGAAGAAGATGGGCAAGTTTTCGCATTTCGTTGTGCGAATCCTCGAGATCTGAAACGTGCGCCTCGTGTCCGCTGCGGCAATTCTTCGTGTGAGTGAACTGTGTCTGCGGGGCTTCAAGACCAGCCACCATTTGATTGTGAAGCTGCTCGAATGCAGCGTAAAAGTCGCCGAGTATTGATTTTGAACCGCTTGCAGATGCGTGTTGATTGTTTTGAAAGACATTTTCAATTTTGGAATTGAGGTCGACGTTGCATGAAGTTCTGGCCATTTTGATTGCTTGTAGTTGTGTTTTCTGGAGCACTATCAATTCCCATATTGTGAATTAATCATTTCAATTTTTTCTGAAATCAGTCAAAACCATCATATCATGAAAAATACTAAAATAAATAAATATTTACAGTATATAGTTAACAAATGTCTGCTGCGGATAAATCACAAAATACGTCATCTACTACCCCAATTTCGGGTAGTTTAAATGCAAGTACCGGTAGTAGTAAGGTACTTAAGGAAAATCAAAAACAAAATACACCTTCTTCTCCTAAAAAATCGGTAGAACAAACGCAACCGTCTCCGAAACAACCATCTCCGAAACAACCATCGCCGAAACAACCATCGCCGAAACAACCATCGCCGAAACAACCATCGCCGAAACAACCATCGCCGAAACAACCGTCTCCGAAACAACCGTCTCCGAAACAACCATCTCCGAAACAACCGTCTCCGAAACAACCGTCTCCGAAACAACCGTCTCCTAACCAGATGCCAAATCTACAAATTATGCCTCAACCAGCTGGTCCACGAGCGGCATATTTAGACGCTATTGGTAAAGTTATTCCACAATTATATTATAATCAACCATTTTTTACACGACGACCAAATATAGTAAGTAGAGATACTGTTTTGCCAAATCTAGACGCTGATGCAGATAATGAATATTTATTTTTACCAGTACATGGAGAAATAGGCAGACGTCTTCGTGGAGGAGAGTTAGTAAAAGCGCCTCAAAATTCTCATGGTATAAACAAAATAGTAGAACAAGACGAACAAAGACAAATTAATCATTACTTGAGAATTATAGAAATTTCAACTCCACATGAAAGTTTTTGTCCATTAGATAAAAAAGCATTAGTTAGTAAAATTCATGATAAACTTACTTCTTCTAATAAAAAAAGATTTTTTTCTACTTCATCAGTTGGTAAACAAGAGAGACGGAATTTTTTTAAAGAAATAAAAATGTTTCTTTTTACACCAAATACAAAAGTAGATACTGTTCATTTAGTTGATGTAACACATGATCGTAAATTTTGTGGACATATAGACATAGTAAACTTATATCGTAATACTCCAGCAACATTTCCCTTGGTGGGGGGAATGGATTATATGACTTTATTAAAACCGGTTCGACCGGCAGAATTTGACCAAAATCCAAATATTACAGATATAGAAAAAGATGCACTAGAAACTTTTAAATTATACGAGGACTCACAATGGCTAGGTGCACCAGATGGAGCTAATTTCGAACGAATTTCTCTATTTGATAATATATTATCACTTGCACAGCATATGAATAAAAGATTAAATATTGTTATATTTTCGTGTAGTGGACCATTAGATCCATTCGATGCAAATCACCCATCTTCTCAGCCATATTATTATAGACATGATGCCGCTTTATTAAGCGATCATAAAGGATCGATGTACGTAGAACCAATAAAGATACTGAAAACTGGTTGTGAATTTATAAATAGACTGGAATCAATATTGTATAATATTATGTCAGGCGAATTCGATTATTTGATTAAAAATACACAAAATCATCCATATTATTTAAATGATGAGGTTTCTATTAAAAAATTATATAATACGATATCTGGTATAATTAATCATTTATTCAGTAAGAGTTTATTACAAACGATTAATACTACTGAATATGGGTTTAATTATCTTTTTTATGATTTATTATTGTTATCTCATAATGGTACGAGTATATTTACATCAAGATTAGATGTAGATGATTTTGAATTATTGTTATTTTCAACTAAAATTTATTTATCAGAGGAAATATTTAAACAATTAAATGGATTAATTGAGAATGTGATAAATTTTATAGATACTGAACTTAAATTAAAATCAGACTATATTATTTACCATAAATCAACTCCAATATGGCAAAAATCATTACCAGCTCTTGGTTTAAGTGACCAGGTATTTAACGGACAATCATATCCTAATTTTTTTTCTTCTGTTGGTAACGCAGTTGAATATTTATTCGGTCATTTATATGCATTTAAAACGAACTACTTAGAACCGCTTTTATACTCATTAAATGATATAAAAACCAAAATTGATGCGGTTCAATCTAGTTTAACAAATTCTAAATCTCGTTCTGGAGTCGCAAATACAATAGGTTATAAAGCCGTAAAACTCGCGAATAAACAAAAAATTGTATTTGAAAACCTGGTTAAAAAGCATTGCTCTCATCATTATAAATACAAATCGAGAACTGCAAATGATGGTATTGTTAAAAATAAAAGCACCAGAAGTTATAGACCCGATTCTATGAGGAGAAAAGGTATTGGTAAAGTACGTAATGATACCGATCCGTTGTCACCTACGTCAGCGACTATCCGGGACGCGGAAGAGAAACGAATGGCTCACCCATTATATGCAAAGAACGATACAATATCGCGAAATAAAAGGGTTAAAAAAGCTTTACAGCAATTAAATGAGCCTTTGAATGATAAAATAATAAGAGTAGTTGGTGATGATAAAAAAGATAGAAAAATGTCTCAAGGTCGTATCGAAAGAAATAACCCTGGTGGTGTGTTTATGGCGAATAGATTAAATGCATTTAAAGAAATGCTTTCAAACGAAACTAGAAAAAAAAGAGTATTTTCCAGGAGTAGAGGGAGTAGAAAGAGTAGAAAACGTAATGTGCATTCTGTATAAAGGTAAATTGTTGTAGTTAAAGATTACTTTATATCGATATATTTTATAAATAAATATGATTTAGACTGAATTCAAATTGGACAGGACATATGTATTCAAATAAACAAGAATTATTGTTAGAAAATATTATTATTGTTCATCCACTATGAACCATCATAACATATGCGTTATAATTATATTATATTATATTATATATATTTAGTAGTATTGTAATAGGTCACATGCCGTTACCGGGTAGACTTGGAAAGCAAACAAGAGAGCAGGTTTTAAGCATACTCGACAAGAAACCCGATAAAAGAACGGACAAATTGAACGATCACCAAGGGTGCCAAGGTTTAAGAGCAACGTCGTCGTTAGGAATACCTGTCCAAAAACAAAATAGTCCATTTGAGGATTCATTATTCTCGATCCCGTTATCGTGTGAAGAAGCTCGAATGTGCGAACGAGAAATGATGTCTGCTAGTCATAGAGGCACATTACATTCGGCCCGTGTTGATGAAGAGATGGTATATTACCTTAATGAACTTCGCCGAATTAATCTGCGTATAATGTCTCTTGAAAGTGAAATAGATAATATTACTCTAGAATTAGGTAAACTTGTTGAATGTACAACTAATGCAAGAAAAAAAAATATCCGGGAGTTACAACATTTATATACTCTCGAACGTCTACAAAAGAAGGAGGAAATAATCCGCCTTCGTGACCAATTTGACGAAATAACAAAACTTATGAGACTCATTTTAATAAAACACGAAGACAAAAGAAAGCTTGTTGACTTCAGAATCCCCAATCGTCTTGGAGGTAAACGCGCACGTACTAACCGTGTCAAATTACATTTAAGGCGTAAACGAACTATAAAGGGTAAGTGTTCATGAAATAAATATAAAAGTATTAGAATATCATAAACTAGATATTATGAATATTTCATATCTATAAAACATAAATATGAAATTAAACCACAGGACATATATATCGATATAAAAGTATTAGAATATCGCGAATTATTATTAAACACCAGAATCACTTGTTCTATTTCCGCCACGAGTATTCAGATAATTTATTTGCTCAGGGGTGATACATGCACAACCGGATCCAGTTGAATAAGGTGATGGGCAACACTCTGGTTTAAATTTGTTTTGAGCGAAAATAACAAGTTCACCGTCAGGTAATGGAACAGGAGTTCCTGTATATGCAGTTCCTGTATTGTTTATATCACCATAACCAAACTCAGATGCAAAGGTTGTTGCCTTCGAAATCCAACTTGATGCAAGATCGCCATTATTTTTATCATTTAAAGGCGCGCCTAAAGTTGAAGCGCCTTCAGTAATAAAACCATCTCTCGATGCCGGTGTTAAAGATGCGGCACTTACTATTTCTTGAGGAATCAGATTTTGCAGATTGTTTATTGTGTTTATATCTTTTGTAGCGGCTACAACAGATGTATTAGACCCAACACCTCCAACTGAATTATCAATAGTACCGTCAATACCCTCCTTGCCAGAAGATCCAGTCATTAATAAATTACTGAGTGATACGAAAATAGGATACTTGCAGCACCCGCAAAATAAACTTGCGCCAATAATAAGTGTAAATAATAAGACTAATATTAATATAGTATTATTCATTCGTTTTGTTAAATTAATAAATATATGATTCAACTATAATAAATAAATAGATAAATAAATTGTCTCAAATAATAAGGCGATTTATTTATTCGTTAATCATAATAAAATGTATTTCCCTAAATGAATATAATTAATACTAAATAACTACGGTGAAGGCATACTACTACCGCTTCTTCTGGTAATTTGTTTTGCTACAATAGCCAACATAATCATAGGAATCGCAAGTGTAAGAAATATTATAATGGCCGCTAATGCAAGACTCCAGCCAACAAATGGAATATACCATAATACAATTATTACGATAATCATTATAACTAGAATAATTATGATTAATTCATAAATTGACCCGATCAAAGAATAAAACGCCCATAAAATACCAAGTAAAGTCATAATAAACGTGGCCAGAATTCCTTTTATTTTTTCGAAAAAGTCGATCATCTTTATGAGTAGATTTTGAAACGGGATTACGAAATTTTGTATTCGCAACATAATTGTGCGATAAACCGCGCCAAGCGCTTCTCTTATACGATTCAATAATAACCGCATATTTTCGATAACCAATAACGCACTTTTAAAGATTTCCATAAACACACCAACAATATGATAAATCATAGTCATAGGAATTTCGAACATTTTTTCGGACATTTGTTTGCTGCATTCCATAAAATTTTGTTTTGTAAATTCGGTTGCATCTGTTCCGGCTGGAGCATTTATCCAACCCGCAAACGGCATAATATTTGGTTTACATCTATTTTCCGGCCAATCACGCTGAATAGCCAACATATTATTTTTTACATAAAAATATGTATAGGACAAAATGAATAAAAATATAATAAGGGCTGATTTCAAAATATCTGCACCATAACGTCCTGTGAATGTTTTAGGTCCATATAATCCGTTTATTTTTTCAAAAATTGTTTTCTCTGGCGGCCCATTATGTGAATCATTTATATTTTGTTGTGGTGAATTACTTTTTATTGGTATACTCATATATGCTGCATATAATGATATATTTTATATATATAACAATTTCTTATTTATTCGTCCTAAACTAGATTTTCTAAAAAAAGGTGATATGTTTGTTAATAGTCGTGGGTGCGCCATGACCAAACAAAATCATGTAAATCATTATAAATGCAGCAATAAGCAGAGATCTATCTTCAGCAACTTCTTTGGGTTGTTTAAAAAACACAACCATCGCAAAATATATGATAAATCCTAAAAATGCAGAATGAGCAAACATTACCAACCCGCGTTCTTGAGTAGCCATTTTAGTTGAGATTAAACGAAACGATGTATATATAATAATTATATAATAATGATTGTATAATGATTGTATAATGATTGTATAATGATTGTATAATGATTGTAGAAGTAATTCACAACTATCGCCCAAGTGAACGAACCATTTGACCAAAAATACCGCCCCACATACTTTGCATCGTATACAACCCACCTTGCATAATGTATAATACTGTTGTAAAGACTCCAACCAACTTCTTAATCATATCTTTCATAGAAATAATAATTCTCTGAAATGCAATAATAATATTCGAAAATATTCCAAATATGCTTTTTACCATATTAATAATTTTATTACGGAGATTTCCAACAAAATCACGAACACTAGCGGTATCCTTAACTATTTTACCAGCAATAGTTCCAATCATACTTATAATATAATTGAGAGGTTGCATTAAATAATCCATATACCCACTTTGAGTACTTTGAATACACTGCATGAAGTTCTTTCCAGTATCATGACCAAACCAACTTGCAAATGGCATAACTGCAGGACTACAACGATAACTTGGCCAATCTTGTTCTATTTGTTTCATTCCAATCGCTAAAGCATTTGCAAGATAAAGGGCTAAAAACATAACAATAATAAATATTGCATGTGAAATATCAATCAACTTCATTTGGTATTTTTAATTTTTAATAAATTTATATGTATTTATCGATTACAGTTATATATCATACATATAAATATCTCATAAATAATGTTGCATATAATTTCGCATTACTTAATGCATTTTACGCGACTTCTTGTTATACTTATTATTTCTATACCGCATTATTGCTCGTTTCGCGGATTTTCTTGAGCGGCGTTTAGTATCTCTTCGCTCATTATTCCCAACAACAACATTCACCTTTTTACCGAACATTTCGAAACTCATAATCATATCCAAAAATGACTTATTCTCTACACTTTTATTACCACGTTTTCTATTCGTACGATTACGGCTTCTTCGACCACCCCCACTTGAAACATACCCATCATTTGCCGAGCTTGATTTTGATTGATTTAATGTAGCTGTTAAATTCGCATTTTGCATACCAGCACAGCTTGCACCTTCGGTGCAGGTCGCTTGACCAGGCGCCTGTGGTATAACAATCGCGGCTTCTCCGGCTCCACCACGCTGTGTATTCATATATTTCCGACCTTTATATGTACGTATATGCGATGATGAGCGTCGTCGTCGTTTACCGCCTCCGCTTGTTAAATCATTCACCTTTTGTAATTGCGCTTGATTCGCTGTGATATTCGCCATCGCAGCCTCTGGTGTGGCATTACTCGCCTGAACCTCTACAGGTTTCGCGGTAAAGTCGATATCTGCTCCCGGCGCAGGCATTTTAGTTATATTATAAAGTAATAGATAGAAATATAAGTTAAAAAATAATATATAGAATATATTATAAACAATTATTTTAATTTCGATCTATTCATATCAAATGAACGAACAGGAGAAAATCCAACTTCAGAAGATGATCCAGGCAAATGACACCGAGGATCATACTGACGTAATTCGCCGTGTTAAACATAGTGGACCCATAGCATCAGATGTTCTCATGATGTTAAAGTTAAAAAAGGATTATGCGCGACTGGCTAAATCAAATCCTGCGCAATTTGACACAATCTGCGTTTCTAGATGTAAATTTATCTTTACGTATTATACCGATATTTACAACAGATTAAAACGCGATGAAATTGATATTCAAATGCTTTTTCAATTGATTAGTGTGTTAAAGGCGATCGAAGACGGTAAAGTAGATCAACATGAGGGTTCTTTTGAAGTTGGGAAAATATTAAAGAAGATTTATATTGATAGTGCTCTTAAACGGTCGGAGCACTTAGACGCAGAGCAAGCTGTGAGAGAAAAACGAGAGAAAAAGCCTGCAAAGGCTCCCGCTGAAAAAATAAGTTGGGCAGAATACAAGAAAACACAACTCAGTAAGAATGAGTAATTTCTAATTATTAACATAAATGTTAATTATTATTAACATAAATGTATCCATTAAGATATGATGCAAATGAAACCCATAATAAGTATGGTAAAAGAATATATCCTGAGAGTTTCGATTTTAAATAAAATTCTTTGATCGTTAAAAATATAAATAGAACCATTAATAATATAACGATAAAACTTGCGCCCGTCATTTTATATGTAAAGAATAATGGACTCCATGATAAATTTAATATCCATGCAATAATATAATATATGAATCCGGTGTTTCGGATCGTTCCGCCATTTTTCAAATAAAGTATACCTGAAATTATAATGGTAATATACAATACACCCCATACAAATGGAAATATAACGCCTGGAGGCGTTAACTCTGATTTTTTAATATTATTATACCATCTCTCGTCCCTTTCCATTTTATTTTATATATTAGGTAATATAATATAAAATTGAATATATAAATATAAAAACATACATCTATTATATCATCTCATGCCACCTCGCGCCTATAAACCGAAGAGCGCAGTCGCTCCATCTGTCCATAAAAAATGCACAAACAAGACACTAATAATCGTAGAATCGCCAGCTAAATGCAGTAAGATCGAGAGTTATCTCGGTAAAGAACAATATATTTGTATGGCTAGTTATGGGCATGTTCGAGAGATTGAAAACGGGTTGAAATCAATAAACGTTGACAAGGATTTTGAAACTACATTTGCAATCATGAAGTCCAAATATTCACAAGTTTCTAAATTACGCGCAGCAGTCGCAGAAGCTTCTGAAGTTATTCTTGCAACTGACGACGATCGTGAAGGTGAAGCAATCGCGTGGCATTTATGTAAAGTATTAAATCTCTCGATCGATACTACTAAACGTATTATATTTCATGAAATAACAGAACATGCATTAAAATCCGCAGTTGCCGAACCTCGGACTATAAATATGTCCACCGTTCACGCTCAACAAGCAAGACAAGTACTAGATATGATTGTAGGATATAAGGTTTCTCCAGTTTTATGGACATATATTGCAAGGACAAATCTCTCGGCAGGCCGCTGTCAGTCTCCGGCTTTACGCCTGGTTTATGACAATTATAAAGAAATAGAATCATCGCCGGGTGTAATGGTTTATTCAGTTACTGGAATCTTCACAAAATTTAACTTGATATTTAATCTCTCGAGAGAATTGGAAAGTATAGAGATACTCGAGAGATTTCTTAAAGAAACATCAGAAGCACCAAGTACCTCATTCACGGCGTCCGTTTCTAAACCTAAAAAAACATCAAAGGCGCCACCTAAACCTTATTCCACAAGTACCCTTCAACAGGCTGCAAATTCAGAACTACATATATCTCCGAAAGATACGATGAATGTTGCGCAGAAATTATATGAACAGGGATATATTACGTATATGAGAACGGATAGTAAGGTATATTCGAGAGATTTTGTAGATAAGGCATTTGAATATATAAAAAACAGATGGTGTGGTTCTGGTGATCGCGAACAAGAATCTAAACTGTCTGAATTACTTGGAAATCTCTCGACATTCACTTCTGGAACCAAATCTATTACATCAAAAACATCAAAAGAATCATCATCTACCGCTACTGCCGCCCACGAGGCGATCAGGCCGACCGATATATCAAGAACCCTACTCCCCCAATCATGTCACCCGAGAGAACATCGATTGTATGCGATGATACACCGTAATACATTAGAAAGTCTAATGGCTGCAGCGACATGTCAGTCTATAACTATGTCTATTCATTCACCCTACCCGTCCGATACAGAATATCGGTATACTGCTGAACAGATCATAACACCTGGTTGGAAACTTGTATCTGGTTACGATAAGGAGGCAAAGGAATATACATATTTTGCGTCGCTTATGTCTGCGTCAATCGAGAGATTGATATTTCCATATAAGAAAATAGCCACGAAATGTTCTATGAGAAATACAAAGTCACATTACACCGAAGCAGGGTTGGTTCAAATACTTGAGAAGGTTGGTATAGGTAGGCCTTCTACATTTTCAAGTTTAATTGATAAGATTCAAGAACGAGGATATGTAAGTGTACAAGATGTACGCGGTAAATCTCTCGAATGTACAGAATATATTCTTTATGAAGACAAAAAAATAGAAAAAAAAACAGAAGTTCGAGAGATTGGCGGCGAGAATCGAAAGCTCGTGATCCAACCACTTGGTATTATTGTTATCGAGTTCTTACTCGAACATTTTACACCATTAATTGAATATGAATTTACTAAAAATATGGAAACACAGTTAGATGAAGTTGAAAACGACGGAATGGTTTGGCATGAATTATGTTACAAATGCTGGTTTGATGTAAATACGCAATTGCAAGAGTTAAAACAGCGCGGTATTGTGAAAGAAGAGATCCGCATCGACGATAATCACTATTATATAATTGGAAAGTTTGGCCCGGTTATTAAATGCGTTGTGTCGCCAGAGATACACAAATCTCTCGAACATTCCGATGAGCAAGTGAATGAAGAAGATGAAACTGGCGATGTTGACCAGGGCGATATTGCCGATACAGATAAAAAGCAGACAGTAATATTTAAACCGGTTCGTAAGGATTTGGATTATGCTAAGATATTGAGAGGTGAATATTCTCTCGAATATATGCTTGGTAATGAAACGATTGCGGGAGAATCAACGGTTGTTATGTCTTCGAGTTCTGTCATGGATACAGCCACGGCCACGTCTGGTGGTAGGGTTTTGGGTAGCTACCAGGGTAATAATATTGTAATCAAGACGGGAAAGTATGGTCCGTATGCAAATTGGGGGACACAGAATATTTCGCTTCGATCATTATTAGGGATATCCTCTACAAAAACCGGTAAATATGCAAAAAGAGAACCAAAACAGGCGAAATCCGAGTTTGATCTTACGTTACAAGATGTCATTACGTTTATTATGAGTCAATCGCAATCCGAAGTGACACATACACCGACAGAGGATTCATCGTTGTCTTCTGCAAATAACAGTAATCAGACTATAACGACAACAACGAGTCAAATTGTTCGCGTAATTGACGATCATTCATCTATTCGAAATGGGCGCTTTGGACCGTATATATTTTACAAAACCCCCAAAATGTCGAAACCTGAATTTATTGCATTAAAGGGATTTGCACAAAAATATGGAGATTATGGTAAATGCGATATTACCGTATTGAAGGAATGGATTGATGTATCTCGTAAAAAAAAATAATACGGTATTATATATAAAAAGTTATAACTATGGGCGCGTCCCATTCAAAGAAAGAAATTAAAAAACACCAAAAATCAACGCTTCCTTGTCCTGGTTGTGGAATTAAAAGTGATTTTATACAACCAAGCGAAATTTCTTGTAAATGGCATACGCCTGAACATGAAGATGCTATATTTAGAAAATTAAGTGCTGCAAATGTTGAGTTTGTAACATTAAAACACCCCAAATCGCAAGAAGAAAAAAATAAAATATGTGAACTGGTAACTTTTTTAGAAATGTTGGTTATTCCACAACCGGTTCTCGACCCTATCGCAGTCGAACATGCTGATGAAATTAAAGAATTTTTTGAAACTGTTGAATTATGTGAAAAAAGAAAAGAAGGAGAGAGAATATTATTTCACGGTAGTCGTCTTGGTTGCGAACCATGTGCAAAGGCATCACAAATGCTTAGCACTTTGAAGAGAGAACATTTTGATGGTTTCGAACCTTATTCTCGTTTATTTTCACTTCATCGACCTGCATTTCCGTCACCAAGTATTCAGTTTGAAAATGTCGAAAATTTAACATTAGAAATTTCCGAACAAGCATCAGCAGAAATAAAACGACGATTAGTTGAACATTTTGAAATTGAAGGAATTAATGTGCGTCCTCGAAATAATCCCCACGGGGCTTTTACAGTTTTTGAATATATGAAAGAATCTTTTAGCATTACCTATTTTCAATTTAACTTATGGTCGCGTTTCCCAAATCTTAAAATGTTGACAATTATAGACCATTCCTTTGATGAAAGTGCTAATAAACGTGAAAATTACGATTTACTACCACATTTCTTAATACCTAAATCGGTTCGTGTATTAAGAGTGAATAAAAATATATTAGATACACGCGCATATGGAGGTTCCACACCGTTTATTAAGAACCTTACTGAAATAACTGATTTATTAATTGATTTCATGCCTGATGAAGTATTATCGGTTCAAGAACCTCCGTTATTGTTAGATAGAAAACTAAAACACACCGTATTAGAAGTAGAACATATGGACGCTTCAGCATTATCGAAATTGAGAAGACTTCGATTTACAAATGCTACACTTTTTGATCAATATAGAGAACGCCCAAAATATGACGCATTAAATACAGTAATGACACGTTTTAAATTACCAAAAACACTTGAATCTTTTGAGCTTCCGGTTACAAGTGGAATGAACCCGTTTGTATCATATGATTCAACACATAGTAGATATAGCAGCTTTACACAATTGGCTGAAAATTTGAGATGTGTATACCCTCCAAGTTTAAGATGCATCGATCTCTCTACCCCGTTTAATGTTGCTACAAAAGAAGTAAAGGCAAGCTCATCTAGAGATTATGGTTCTAAAGCAGCTGTTGTTGTTGAAAGTGACGAGTTTTTAAACATGTGGGAACAACATGAGATTATACTAGATATTATTTCGGCATTTGAGGTGTGTTATTTTGAAGATGTAGTACTTCATATGTTTCGTAAGGCATTTAATCGTAAAATTCTTGCCCCTCCTTTTAAGGACGCAGAAGATGATAGTACGGTCAAAAATTTGACAAGAAATCTTCATTTATTGTTGAGCGGTAGCCAATTCGTATTGCCGCCAAGATTTGCAGAACATGTTATAAAGAAGGTACATGAACGATATGCTATAGTAATAGAGAAATCATCTGACAGATTAGGTATGTCTGACACATTTATGGTTGAATTGTCTAAACGGCGTTCTCTGTTTACATTATCATCTCGATCAAACAAACAGACATTAGTTCAAGCGGTAGATGTAACATTTTCAAACAAATTGAAAAGGTCAATACTTACAGATCTTATGGCTGTGAAACCTAAATATGGTTTACATAACAATCATTTGCCAAGAAGTTTAGAAGATAGGTCAGTTTTTGCATTTACTTGCAAAACTCCGGTTTGTGAGTTAGCGAGAAGCGCTGGGTTATTATCAAGAGTTCCTTTGGAAGCATTACCTCAATTTAAATGTGTTGAAGATGATGAATATGATAGTGATGGTGATAGTGATTATGAATGTGTTGTTGGTAAAGGTTGTGGTAAAGAATGGAGTGCGGTAGATGCTCGTCCGTGTAGATGCTATTGTAGTATGGATCAATATGGTAAGAAAAGATTAAATCCGCAATTAGCGTTTGATCTAAAGACTTTTCCACGACTACCGTTTTCGGTATCCGATACGAGTGTTGATTCATATTCAAAAAAAACTGCTAGACATAGACGAGATGAACTTAAAGATTTTGGATTTTTAGTAGAATTGGATCTTACTCATGTTTCTCATAGAAAATCTTCGTCTGCAGAAGGTCATGGAAGTCCAAAAAGTCCGTCGAAGGGGTCTCCGAAAAGTCCGCCGAAAAGTCCGTCGAAAAGCAGAAAATCACCGGAAAGTAAGGGTGGTGGCAAAAGCAATCGAAGATCAAATATATCTTATAAGGTAAATGGAACAAAACGTGTTAATCGAAACCGTAAACATAAAACTAAAAAACGATGATTGATTATAATAATTATTGTCTTTTTCCATCTACTTCTACAAAATAATTCCATACTCTTTGAATACCATCTTCTAATTCGACATTACATTTAAACTCAATTAAATTTAATGCCTTTTCAATAACTGGTTTACGGCACATCGGATCGTCCTGTGTCTTTGGTAAATATTTTACTGAAATAAGTTTACTTTTTTCTTCTTTATTCTTATCATTTATCTTTAATACTTTCATAAAAGTTGCAGCCAACTCGTTCATCGTAAATTCGCAATTGGGATTTCCAAGATTCAACGGACCGCTAATATTTGTTCCAGAAGCCATAAATGCAACCAAACCGTGTATCATATCATCGATATAACAAAATGATCGTGTTTGGCTACCATCTCCATATATTTCGACAGGTTCTCCATTTCTTATCTGACGAATAAAGTTTGTGATGACACGACCGTCACACAAATCCATTTTTGGACCATACGTATTAAATAATCTCGCTATCTTTAGATCAAGTCCATATTTTTTCCTATATTCATATATTAACGTTTCAGCAACACGCTTACCTTCATCATAGCATGAACGTTCTCCAACCGTATTTACATTACCATAATATTCTTCCGGTTGTGGGTGAACAAGCGGATCGCCATAGACCTCTGATGTTGAGGTAAATAACATTTTGCACCCATACAATACACAATAATCCAAAACACGCTGAGTACCATTTATTGATGTGAGTAACGTTTCTAAAGAATATTTCTTATATTTTTCAGGAGATGCGATCGACGCCAAATGATAAATCTCGTCAATATTTTCCTCGCCAAATAATGTGCAATCAACCGGGCAACATATATTATATTCGATTAGCTTGAATCTAGGGTGCGGTGGTTCTAATAACTCGCGTATATTATTTCGAGAACCGGTAATCATATTATCAAGACATATGACATAATTGGCTTCACTTTGATTTATAAGATAAACGCACAAATTTGAACCTATAAATCCTGCGCCACCGGTGACTACAATATGTTTCATACTTTTATGTAACATATAATATACTTAGTTTTATGTATATTATATATAATAATATCACGTATATATAATTAAAAAATAATATTCATATTAAACTCGTCGAATCATGAGTAAAGTGTCGACTAAAACAACAACAGAAGGATTTGCAAAGGATACCGCACATACATTAGATAAGAAAGGAGCAACTATTCCGCCTGCAAAGCTTGCTACAAAGATCATTACCAAAATTGTTGTACCATCATCTGCAAATGATCTTATTCCATCATTCAAGATATTTTCATTATTGATAGCGGTTACGATATTTTGTAAAGTATTGTTTCAATACGCATATAGTGATTCATCATTTAGCGAATCAAGCGCTGTAAAACCACAATTTCACTATAAAACATATGTTCTATATTATTTAACTCTAGTATGGGCATTTTGTTTACTGGTCAATATTTACGCAATCGCAAGTAGAACAGGTGGGTGCACAGTATCTACATCTATCACGAATTTTTATCCACTAATACTTGTTATCGGCATTTTAGGTTGGATTATATATCAAAATACAAATTTCTACAAAATTATTAATGAAGGTAAGGCGCCCAGTAAATATGGTTGGATCGACCTCTCGGTAAATGTATTACTCATTATACAAGTCACATTAATATACAAATATATAAATGAACAAATGTGTCCCGAAAATGGTAAACGTAATGAAATAATAGTAAAATGGTTTCATTATGTGTGTTTATTCCTCGCGATATTATCTTTTGGATTTATGGGTTGGAATGAGTGGATATTACGTACTGAAATTACCGATGGATAGGTAAGGTAATTTATTCACGCATGGTTTCAAATAAATTTGTACGTAAGTCCAGTTTCCTTCTCAGCTTCATTCTCCCATACGCCCGCAATTTTAATAATAAATGTATGAAATGCCGGTTTATCTGTGATATTCATGTCTTGATTCCAAACGCTTATCGCCCCTTCCGAAAAATGTTTCTCTATTTCGTTAATACGCGTATTATTGTGTGATTTGTGCACATTTGTCCATTTATTCAATATATTGTTTTCAATTTGAATAAATGAATTTATTACCCGCTTATTGTGATCATGATTTGGATCGAAGTAGTATATGTAAACATTATTATTGTAGTTCTTTTCATTATGTTTAATGTATAATTCAAAATGTATATATATACCCGACATCATAAAGTTTTCGGACGAATATGTTATTCGATTAAATGTGCTATTCGGTAAATGCGTATTTGTTTTTGTATCTGTGAAATAGATAGATTTTTCATCGAAATCTGGTATATTTAGAACAATATTCATGTATATTAATTATTATCGATTATATAAATATACGTATTCGATTTAAGTAATTATTGTATCCATACGTTATCCAGGTTAGCTCATGAAATATATAATTACAAATTACACGAGAAAACAAGCGAAGCAAATTGGCGTTACGGTCAAACCATCAACGAATCCGGAAAAAAAAATAGATGTATACCGAAAAAGTCGAAAAATCGCGAGTGTTGGTGCAAATGGTATGAATGATTTTCCGACCTATATTAAAAAACGCGGACTTACGTTTGCAAAGACTAGGCGGCGGCTGTATAAAATGCGGCACGAAAAAGACCGCCATACGAAGTGGTCAAACGGTTGGTTGGCGGATAAGCTGCTTTGGTAATTCTCTAGTTCACTCGACACATTTTTACCTTTTTATATGAAGAATACAAACAATACAAATACAATACAAATACAATACAATATAAACGCAACATCAAATTATATTTTAATAATAATAATAATAACATTACAAAATAACATAAAACGAATACAATATGAAATTTTTTGAAAGCCATTATGACGAGTATGTGAAAGAAGTCGAGACATTTTCACTTCATCCGGAAGTGAATGAACTATTTTCGACATTTCCAACAAGTATACATAATTTGCAAAATGTAATTTTATATGGACCGAAAGGTGTTGGTAAGTATAGTCAGTCACTTTATCTTATTTCAAAATATAGCCCATCACAGTTAAAATACGAAAAACGTATTGCGGTCCTGTACAATAAGGAGACATTCTTCGTGAAAATAAGTGACGTGCATTTTGAAGTTGATATGGCTTTATTAGGGTGTAATTCCAAACATATTTGGAATGAAATATACAATCAGATTATCGATATAGTTAGTTCGCGTACAAACAATACCGCGATCGTTATGTGTAAAAATTTCCATAAAATACATAGTGAATTATTAGAGACGTTTTATAGTTATATGCATGATATTGAATATGTCAATTTGAAGTTTGTAATTATTACTGATAATGTGAGTTTCATTCCTGATAATATTACACAGCGTTGTCAGATTATAAATTTTAAAAGACCTACGATCGATGCATACAATAAATGCCTCTTTGAAACAAAGACTGCGAATTCAGAACAATATAATAAAAGACGGCTCGCGGATACAACAGCACCTACATCTCAATCATGCTCTGCCGTATTTGATGAAAATATGTTATCATCTTCTAGTGCAAAATATGCAACAGAAAACATAATTGTAAAACCATCAGGTTGCGCTATGATGTATAAATCAACTACGCAGATAAGTATCCCTCATATCCAAACGAACGATATATTTCAAGTAATAAAAAAAACACCTATTTGTTTGACTGAAGAGTTTAATCTACATAATATTACAAATATCAAATCTTTAAAAGCTAATATAACCGAATTATTAGTTCCACATGAAAATATATGTAATAGTATAATCCAGATCATAAAATCTCCAACAACCCATTTAAAATATGACGTTTTAAGGGATTTACTCTATGATTTACTCATATATGACGTCGATATTCAAGAATGTATTTGGTTTATATTAGATAAATTAATTCAGGACGGTGTACTTCTTCGAGAATATATGGACGATGTAATGATTAAAATGTTTACTTTTCTGCAGTATTTCAATAATAACTATCGCCCGATATATCATTTAGAGAATTTTGTATTAATATTAATATGCAAGATACACGGATATAAACATATTCAACCCAAATAAACACATGTCAAACAACCCAACTGATATAGAAAATGCGTTATTGACGCTTGGTTTTGAAACAACCGTGCCTAAAACATTACAAGAGCTTAATAAGCGATATCATATGCTGGCATTAAAACACCACCCTGATAAAAATATGAACGACAACGAGACATTCAAAAATATAAATAGTGCACATAAATTGGTGAAGGAATATTTTTTTGATGGAGAGAATAATGATGCAGCAGATGAAGGACCCGGTGGATCTAGTAGTGGAAACACGTATAATTCAATATTTGGAATATTTGTAAAATCGCTTCTATTAAAATTAACAAAAACAAGTGTTTCGTCGCGATATTGCAACGAGGATAATATTAATTCGATTATACAAACAATTTTAAACAAAGGAATTCAATCAGCGGTTTTATTATTTCGTAATATGGACAAACAGTCCTGTCTTTCTATTTATGATATTCTTTCGGCAAATCAAGAATTATTTTCTATATCTCGAGAGATTTTAAAGGAATTGCATGATATTGTGGAATCTAAAATGAAACATGATACAATTATAAATCTGAATCCATCAATAACAGATATGTTGCTTGATAAAGTATATATATTACGTGAAAATGATCGTTCATTTTACATTCCATTATGGCATAGCCAATTGCATTTTAATCTTACACCTGTGATCAGCGGCGAAGATACGGGGACTCAATCGACCAAAGATGATAATATTGATACCGAGAAAACATCTGCTGGTCGAGAATCTGAAATGATAGTTCTTTGTAATCCAGAATTACCCGAAAATGTTTCTATCGATGAAAATAACAATATTTATATTAACGATATTGATGTTGACATATGTGAATTATTTAAAAACCAAAATATTTTAATCAGTATTGATGATACAAGTAAAAGTCGCGGATTTATTTATGAGTTACGAGCAAGCGATGTTTGTTTTCGTTCTGATATTAGACAACGTGTCCGTTTGTATGGGAGTTATGGATTGGCGTGTGTAAATAGTCAAGATATATATAATGTTACAACGCGTGCGCACGTTTTTGCAGTAATTCGACTTGTTACAAAGTCGTAAGGATCGGTAAACACGATTATGCAATAGATTATGCAATAATTAGTATTTCATTTTATTTACATAAAAAAATGAAATTTGAATACCTGCAAAACAGGTGTTAGATTATTATTATGATTCATTAATAATTACAACATACCTTTTATTTTAATAATATCCGATCGGATCCTATCCGAATTATTGATTTACTTTACGGTTATTAGACCTTACGAACAATCTTCTTCTTAGAAGCTGCATCTCCTCCGGAGGCGGCAACTGCAGCGGCTGCAACAGGAGCAGCTTGCTTGACGGGGGCTGGCGCCGGAGCGGGCGCTGGCGTACTGCATTCATCATCTGAATCCTCGATCGTTGCAGAAACCATGTCACCGCCATCTTCATCACCATCGCCATCAACATCAGTCGATACAACTTGAGACACAATCTTCGACTTCTCGTCATCATCAAGACGAATGTGGCATTTTCCTTTGAGCGACATCTTCGGCTTGACGATCGCCTGAAACAACTTCCAGGTAACTCCAAACTTGCCATTTGCGAACCAGATTCCACCACACTGAATCGAGACAGCAATATTGCTTCCCTTGGCAATCAGATCCTTTGGCGAAAGAGACGGATTCGAAGGATCGGGAAAGATCGACCGCATTTCAACGTCATAGAGCTCCAACTCCTTCCACTCACCGTCCCAGAAAGGAAGCTTCACCTTGATCGTAGGTGCACGGCTCGTATCAGCCTCAAGAGTGTCCTTGTTCTTGGGAAACTTGAGAATTGGCGTAAACAACGCTTCCACCGCATCAGCCGTCATCTTCGGCTTACTGAACCACTCCTTGGAGTTCGCGATTGCGTCCTCCTTGATGCGCTTCTCAAATGCAGTCATGTTTGCAAGAAACTTCTTTGCAGCTGGCGTCTCATAGCCTTCGCTTGGAAACTGAAGTGCGAGATCATACGTAACCTTTCCCGACTTGTCATCGGTAAATGATTGAACACCCCAAGTAAGCATAAGAGGAGATGACAAATTCAGTACGGTGCTGGTCTTCGCATTAACGATTCCAACACTTCGACCACCAAGAGAATTGACCTTGGGCTTGGAATACTTCATATCGGTAGCGGGATTGAAAGAAGCACCGGGAATAACCATATCAGCAGCGGACATTTTAGATTGAATGAATATAAACGAATAAACGACGAGTGAGAACGAGACTTCAACGAGTTGTTGACTTGATGATATATGTATTCATCATAAATGTTTAAATCAATTTTTTATGATGGATTATAGTTGAATACTAATTTTTATTAGAAAGTGATGATGTTAGCATTTTTTATTATCGAAAATAGTCATTATCTGTTTTACCAATAGATCAAATTCACTTTGCTGTTCTATAGTGAGGATATACGTTTCTTTCATTTTCTTTACAATCGCCTCTAATTTATTTCGCTCGAATAAGAGATCTGCTGATTTTTGCGCGTCTATCCGGTATTTGGTTGCAAGAGCGTTTAATTTCTTCAAATCATCGGCATAATTCGTATTCTCTGTATTAAGTAACGCCTTATATTTATTGTAATGTTGTACAAAATAATTAGAGAGATATCCACTTACGTTATACGTATTCACTTTCATATCCGACAATAAACCAACCATTTCGTCCTTGTATTCATCTTTAATCAGTTTAGTTTCAACTGTAGATTTAATACCTGCTATATGAGCGTTCAAATCGTTAAGAGACTTTAAAAATGTGGGCCTTAACACGTCCAAAGAATGAAGGTAATTAGAATCCGCGATTAATTTCTTATAATGTCTCTGAATCGTCATATTTAATGCGTAAGACTCATCATATAATTTTTTCAGGTCCTTATTTGTATCTGCTAATTTCTTTTCAGCATTTTGTAATGTAACGCTTGCGCCATTATACGAATCACGATTTTCATCTTGAATTTTTTTCTGTTGGTCGTTATTTTCAGTTATTATTTTAATAATTTTTGTCTGAAATGACGAAATATGAACGTTGGCCTTCATGTTATTTTTAATAATCTCATCGACTACGCCCTTTTGTGCGTTAGTAGGGGCAACAACAACGGGCTTTGGTGAGACAACGGTCTTTGGTGCGACAACAGGCTTTGCAGCAACAACCGGGGCTGCGACAACAGGCTTTGCAGCAACAACCGGAGCTGCAACAGGAGCAGCAGCAACAGTCTTTGCAGCGACAACAACGGTCTTTGGTACAGCAACAACCGGGGCTGCAACAGGTGCAACTGGTTTCAAATTCGGAAAATATCTGCAAAATATACGATTATGATTGTTATTGTCTGAGGTCCAAAGCCATTCTGCTTCTCCTGGAATATTTGGCCGAGAACCTCCTCCAACCGATCTCCAGATATTATTGTCTTGATTACGACCATAACTAACTGGTTTACTCCAGGAAGAATCATCAAAATCATTTTTAGTCCAACCTATCGTTTCCTTTGTAGAACATCTCCACTCGTCTGCTTTTGTTATTTTCCCATTAAAGACACCGATAAATGCTGCCGGACCACCTTGATCAATACCGTCTAACGCAATCACATCACCTTCTTTAATAGTAGGCGCGAATTTATATGTAGTGGTCCAGCTATTACCTTGACCGACTTTAACGCCGTTAATATACAAATGAAATTCATTATCGCAAGTCATGGAAATATCAAACTTTTGTACAGGTGTAGGGATAACCTTAGGTGTGGGTGTAGATGCACCCTTGAGAACAATAGAAGGCGATACCTTAATAACTGGTTTAGACTCGACCTTAACAACAACTGACGGCTTGGGTGCAGGCGTAGGTGCAGGCTTAGGTGCAGGCGTTGGAGTAACCTTAGGTGCAGGCTTAGGTGCAGGCGTTGGAGTAACCTTAGGTGCAGGCTTAGGTGCAGGCGCAGGCTTAGGTGCAGGTGCAGGCTTATGTGTAACCTTGATAACAATTACCGGAGGAGGTGCTGGTTTTGGAGCTGGTTTTGGCGCGGGCGCTGGTTTTGGCGCGGGCGCTGGTTTTGGCGAAGGTCTCGAAAACAATTTTGGTAAAAATCTAAATAGTTTACGATCAGACGTATGGGGGGCGTCGAGTTTGGTTTCATTATGAATAGCATCTACGCTGACAGGAGAAGATACATTTTGTGAATGTATTTCCGCCACTAGTGAATCATTACTCGGACCGTTGACGTTGGTCATCGCCGAAATAGCGAAATCATTATAGGACGCAACCGGTATTCCACTAACAAGTGAAATCGAAAGAATGCAGAACAAAAATGACGACGTTCGCATAAAAATGGTATATATAATATATCCTATAAAATAATCTTTATATGATATAATCAAACGGTCACTCGAATATTAGTATATAAAATATGATAATATGAATTAAGAATAAAATGAAATAAACAAAATATATGATATATATATTATAGCGTAATTTACAACAATTAATATTAATATAATGGCTAATAAATCACAATATTCTTCAGACTTTAATAAAATATATTTATGTTTATCTCGATTTAATGTCTCTGATAATACAGAAAAAGTATATTACCGAATGAATCGAATAAAAAAAACAAATAGTACGGTCAACAATAATGTTTCTATACGTCGTAAAATGAAACAGATGCAAGCTACTCAACCAACAACTTTAATACCGTTAATAAATGAACTGCCTGTATCTCCTAAATCATCGAATAATGATATAGATTTTCATTTTCATTTACTTACATCATGTTCTTCGTCGGCTACTGTAAATAATACAACTGTAGAAGATGAAATTCAACCCACAAATATAGTTATTCTAAAAATAAGTGAATTTGAAAAAATTAAAACAGGTAAGTTCAGTCTAAATGATCTACGAATTTTATGTGGGCATTATGGTATCAAAAAATCCGGGTCAAAGCCAGATTTAGTTTCTAGAATCTACACTCATTTAAAACAATCATGCTTGATTGTTAAAATTCAGAGAAAATTTAGAAACTATATTGCAGAAAAATATAAAAAACTTAATGGTCCCGCTTTTTTAAACCCGAAAGTGTGTGTTAATGATACAGATTTTTATACATTTGATACATTAACCGATATTGATCCACATAAGCTGTTTAGCTTTAAGGACGATGATGGTAAAATATATGGGTTTCATATTGCATCAATCTATAATTTAATTATTTCATCATTTCCGGATATTACAAATCCATATAATCGTAATATTATACCTTTGCACGTAATTCAAAATGTCTATGATAAATTGATATACGGAACTTTGCTAAACATAAAGGTCAGTATTAAATTAGATGAAGATGAAGAAGTACCCGTTAAAATCTCACCGGAAAAACAAGAAGAATTATTTATTGTCGGATTATTTCAGCATATCAACACACTTGGAAATTATTCAGATTCTGAGTGGTTTATGACACTTCGACGAAACGATTACATTCGATTTATTCGGAATATTTATGATATATGGAGTTACCGGGCAAATTTAACACAAGATACAAAGGAACGTATTTGCCCTCCAAATGGAAATCCATTCATGCTTAATAATTCGTATGTAAATATCAATATTATTAATTTGTTTTCAGAAGCAGAATTAAGAACTGTTTGTGTTTCAATCGTCGAGAGAATGATAATGCGTGGCGTAAATAGAGAAGATCAGAGTCTTGGGGCATTTTACGTTCTTGCTACATTAACTATTGTTAATCAAGATGCGCGAAATGCACTACCTTGGTTATATGAAGCAGTTTTGTGATATAAAAATCAGAAAATAAACGAATACATAATTCGAGTTGTTAATATTAAAATAAAATAAATTGTGCATCAAAAACTGACTTAAAAAGACTTTATATATAAGTGTATAACAAACACAATCATGGCTAAGTCTGCTTCTTCTTCTACCGCTACGGCGTCTACTCCTGTTGCTGCTCCTGCCGCAGCCCCCGCTGCTACTCCTGCAAAGGTCGTTAAGGCTACTAAGGCCGCTGCGGCTCCTTCTCCTGTCCCTGCTGCTCCTGTCAAGGTTGTTGATGTGGTTGATGCTTCTGCCGACCCCGCCGCGGCCGTTGTCGCTGATGTCGAGGGTTCTGTTTCTGCTGCGCTTTACAGCAGCGTTCTTACCAAGCTCCAGGGCGCCCAGTCCCTTATGGCTTCTATTCGCGCCGAGGTTAATGAGCTCAAGCGTCAGCATGCCCGCGAGCTTCGTCAGGCCAACAAGGCTAACAAGCGTCGCAAGACCAACGCTAATCGCGCGCCTTCTGGTTTTGTGAAGCCTACTCTCATTTCCAACGAGCTGGCTGCTTTTCTTGGCAGGCCAGAGGGAAGTGTTCTTGCCCGCACCGAGGTGACTCGTGAGGTGAACGCCTACATTCGCGCCCAGAAGCTGCAGGATAAGGACAACGGTCGCAAGATCAATCCCGATGCAAAGCTTCTCAAGCTTCTCAAGTTGAAGAAGGGTGACGAGCTTACCTACTTCAATCTCCAGAAGTACATGGCTGCTCACTTTGCGAAGTCGACTCCCGCTGTCCCCGGTGCTGCTGCTCCTGCCGCTGCTGGTGTTGCTGTCAAGGCCTAAAAAAATAAAATACATTACGCGGCAAAAGCCTAATATGCGTAATTATTTATAAACACAAAAAAAAAATATTATTTGTGTTTATAAAATTAAAATACTTACTCGTTAATGCGTATATTCATGCGTCATTCGAGTCGTTCCACTTCTTATTGCGTATATGTATTGGTTTGCTTTTGTTGATTTTTTGTTTTAATTCGTGTAAAGAAGCTGCCTCAACCCCGTACACTTCAGTTGCTAAAATAGCCGCCTTGCATTCTTGCGTTATGTCAACAGAGCTTGACACAGAACATTCCACATCGTTAACTGCCGCTGTTGCATCTAATGCTGCTGTAGCATCAGTAATTGTCGCTCTCCTTGATGCAGCAGACGATATAGACAATCCTGACGGCGGTGAGTTGGAGTCCCACGGCCCAACCCCATAAATCGGAGATGACGTGATTGTTCCACTACCGCGCGATAATGCGGATATTATCTTGTGATCGTCTGGCTTTGACTCTATGAATATAAAATCCTCCTTCATCATAATCTCGACAATTCGACGCTTATTGATATCCGTTCTATTCAATACGACCAATTGTTTGTAGTGATCGGAAGACCCCGATTTTGAAATGTCAAACATCGTTTCATTTTCAAGTAGTGCTATCACGCTCATCTTGTTTTTCTTTTTTGTTTCGAGCCATTCGTAAAATCCAGATTCATACTTTTTTCGCTCTTTCTCGCTAAGTTTTTTAAACTCAATCAATTGTTCGTAAATAGTGAATATACGTTTTTTCATCGTCTCATTCTCAGTTGGCGGATTTGTCGGAACATTATAGTCTGTACCGTTAACGACACACATCATTTTAAACTCATCTTGCGTGATCTTCATATCCGCCAAGATATCAGCCATATTATAACTAACAGCTGAATGATTGAGAAGACTAATATGTCGCAATACTACCGGACACCCATAAACAAACATATCTGTATCATCACTCATGCAGGCGAACACTCGTCGCTTGATTGCCAGTTTTGCACATAGTGCATCGGCCTCACCTTCAGCATCAACAATCGTGAATCCAAAACTAACAAGCAAATCTTTTACGTTGATAATGTCTGTATCACGAATGTGAATGAACTGCTTCTTGAGTTGTGTCATCGTCTCTTCAATCTCTAATATTTCATGGTTGTCAATTCGCGTCTCCATTTTCTTCTTTCGAAGAATCATCTCCATCGATGCATATTGTTTCTTTGCAGCGTCCTTTTTCTTTTTACGAAGTTCGATGACGTCCGTCTTTTGCACAGGAGGAGGGCCATCAAACACAAAAATCGCGTTGATATCATAGTGTCGAAAAATCGACGCCATCAAATACATATTTTCAAGCAGCGCTCCGTCGGCCAAAAACCGATATATATAAATGCTAATGTCCACCGCTATTTTCTTTCCTCGTAAATCCTCGAAATGAATTCTCTTAATCGATCCTAGGCTTTTTTCCTGAATTAATCTATTTAAAAATCGAACGCCCATTTCAAATGAATATCTGTATCTTAATACTTACTCAGGAATATTATTAATAATATATCTTATCTTTTTGTTTCAATTTTATCATAAAAAAATATTATTTATTATGATAACATAGAACCATGTATAAACATGGATTATTAGTATATCCAGTATTACTTACTCATCGTCACTAGTATGATAGCTCGCATCGTCCATTATAATTACGATATCAGTATCCTTACCATTCGCAACTTTTGATTCTGCCGCCACATCTTCATTTGATTCTGCACCTAAAACTTGCAAATTTTCTTGATCAACACCGTCAGTATTATCCACAACTTGTTCGTCTTCATTCTTCGCGCCATCTGCTTCTGCTGCCGCTGCTGCTGCCGCGTCACGCTCTTTAACTTCCGAGTGTTCATTTTTCATGTGCTTCTTAAACTTATTGTAAATGTACTTCTTCAAATCATGATAATCTGCGTCCATATCAGCATAAATATCACCCCGAATACTCTCCTTTTGATCCTCAATTTCAATAGTCAAACTTGCAATATCTTCCTTGACAAAATCAATAGTTTCCTTAATCTCGCTCAGTTCACAATCAACATACCCAATACTGTTCTTAAGTGCCTGACACATACTTGTGGCGTCCTCCTTGGTTTTTTGGACTTCGGCCAGAGCATGAAAATGACGCTCTGTATGAATTTCATTCGAACGCGTGATCATATCGATAAGCTCGTTGTGCAGTTCTTGTGTCTTTGCCGTCAACTCATTATGCACTCCTTGCACCAACTCAGCACTAACTTTGCTCTCAAACGCAACTTCCCGCGAAATTGCACGAGCAAACTCCTCTCGCAAATCTCCGGCAACCACCGTGTCGATGTACGATCTTACACCTTGAATTTCAATATTAATACGCTCCTTATCGACCTCAAATGACTTCAACTCGCGTTCAATCCAATATTCTGTAGCTTGTTGATCTGTCTCCATATCATTACGAATCTCGCGACTCGTATTCTTCATTTCTTGCTCAATCCTGTAAATATCAGATCCCCAAGTCTCAATCGCCTTAACTGCGGCATCAATACGCTCATCTGAATTCTGTTTCGCAGAAAGCGCAAACGTGTGCGCACTCGATGCTTCATCATGAACAGCTGCGATTTTGTCCTTCAAATCGTCCTCTCGCCTGCAAAACCGATGAAAGTCGTCATCATACAATTCATTCAGATCCGCAATCTCTTCTTGCATCTTCTTCATCTTATACTTCAGATCGTTAATGTCAACATCGTCAAAATTGTTATTCGACGACGCGTAACTTGCATTTACACGACTAAGCTCCTCAATCTTCGCGTTTTGTTTTTCAGTCGTCTCACGCAACTCATCAATTTGAATACGAAGTGTGTCAATATACTTGAATACCTCCATATCCGCATCATTTGCCGCACTTGCTGCAGTTTGCTTCACCTTTTTGATCTTTTTTTGAAACAACCGCTTAAATGACTTCAACTTATTCTTTGTATTTTGTTTTACGCCAGCAACATCACCCTTGCAACTCTGTAGACGAGCATACAATTCAACGGTGAACTCCTTCAACTCTTTAATAGATTGAGCATAATCACCACGCATGTCTGTAATTTCGCACTCGTTGTGTTCGCTTTTCACAAAAAGCTTTGCGATATTTTGCCACAACATCGTCTGTTCGTCGTTATGCGCAGCATCTGACACCATGGATCTCGACTTTTCACTTGTTACATTTTTAGTATTAGTGTTATTATTGAATATCGTTCGGGGCTCACAAACATCATCAAAACACGGAAGTGATGCTACGCCAGAATTGCTCCTCAAAGAAGATGCGGGAATAAGTGCTGGCATCGATGGCGACACAGGAATAGGCGTCTCCTTTTGTTTAGGACATTCAATATTCAAAGACACCAATTGTCCATTCGCAACATACACATGCGAATCACCGTTTGTCTTGGTATTCCTATTTCTCAAATTATAACTCGAACCAGTCATTTCACAACAACAACAATAGAATGCGATATTATAATAAGATATAATATTGTTTTTAATATCAATTTTCATCATTTATTAGTGTTTAAATAGTCATTCGTAATGTTGTGATAACACGCGTATCATCTATGTTTGTCCGCCCATTCGACGACGATATAATATTGTTTAATTTTTTCTCACAAAATGCAACCATGCTTAACAATCTTGAATCTCTCGAACACTCCTTCAAAAAGTCGGCCAATCTAATTAACGAAGAATCGCTATTATTCAAAAATCGGATCGAGTCGATAATATGATTGCGCCTGTATTTATTCTTTATACTCGATGAGTTGTGCTTGTTATTATGCATACACCATGATATAAATGGTAGTGCATATACAGACAATATACCGCCTAAAATGTAATATGCATATATGTTTGATTCTTCCTTGTAATGCGCTCGGCATAATATCTGATTTTCCTTTGATTGTATTGTTATATTCGCGTATTTAAGATCCATCAGTTCTAATACTTTTGTTAATTGTAATGTTGAAAATAATGCATTTTGTTCTAATTTCTCTCGAACATTATGAATAAATGTTGTTTGATTACGAACAGCTGGATCAAAATAACATTCAAACATCGTATATATAATACGCGCCCATGCTTCTGTATATGTCTCGAAAACAAGAACATCGCCAGCTGGAATGAAAAAGGCTTCACGCAGTCGATTATTCATTTGTGAAAGACCCGATTCGATAAAATCCATATTAAAATTGTGCATCGTTTCATGAATTAATACCTTGAACCATTCTTCGAAACGATATATAATAATTTCGCCGTTTTCTTGGCAGTTTCGTGTAACACCGGTATTTACATGTATAGCTGAAAGTGTGTCGCCTTCGCGTGTTGTTGGTGTAGCAGACGGAATATTCTTCTTAAATGGCGTCATG